ACCTCGCCGCCGCCGCCAGGGAATACACCCTCAACGGCGCTTCGAACGCGCAGATCAGCGGACTGGTACAGCTCGGGACTGATCCCGCTTGCTGCTGCCAGGCGCGCGGCCCGCTCATAGTGCTGATCTACGTTGGCGCTGATCCGCTGTTGGGCTTCCAGTTGCTTGCGCTGCTGATCGTAGTTCTGTGTCTCGGCGTGCTGATTGGCGAGTCGCTCATTCAACTTCCATTCGGTGACGGCCTCGGTGTAAGCGTCGTCAGGGTCGTCATGGTCGTAGAAGTCCTCACGCTTCGGGCGTGCCGTGACTTGCGGTGCTACGGTCTTGCTGCGCAGCTCTTCCAGTTGCTGTTTCAGTTGATCCAGCTCCGATTGGTGCTGTTTCTCCAACTTGGCGCGCAGGCCGGCCTTAGCCGCCCCAACGTCCCGGTCGGTGAACTTCTTCTCTGCACCTTGCGACTCCTGGTCGTCGCCCTTCATCCATGCTTCGGGTTCTGCTGCTGGGCTGTTGTCGCCGTCTTGATCATCCGCATGATCGTCGCCGGGTTCTTGGCCTTGTGCCGCCACATCATCGACTTCAGTCGCTCCGGCTTGCGGAACCTCGGCTGCTGCTGTCGCTGCTGCTGCGTTTTCTGCCCGTAATTCTTCCAGGGTTTGGCTCATTTTTTACTCGCTTGGTAACGATGGCCCGGCAAATCCCGCCGGTAAGGATCGCGTTTAACCTGTTCACCTCAGTGGGCAAAAGCATAACACCCTTTGCGGCGTGGTCAAAAATTGCGCATTTACTGGATTTTGAGCAAAAGAAAACCCGCCGAAGCGGGTCTCTTCCATGGTGGTCTGCCCAAAGGCATCAAGCCGCTCCATGGTGCAGCCTTATGCTTGCCGGCCAGTCCGGCTATTTCTGAATATGGACGAGTTTTCTATTCTGCCGAGCTTGATAGGAATCAATGTTTAAAATCCGATCATGCCAAACAAGCCCGCTCGCCTTGTTGGCCATGGCTCTATGTCGGTAGAAGTCTTTGGCTTTCTTTGACGTAAGACCATCTTCTTCCATGTACCAAAGCTTTAGGGCATCGAGAGCCCAGGCAACATCAGAAAGATTCATGCTGACCACCAGCTCGCCAGCTTATGACCAGCCATGCACGCCAACGCTCCTACAACATACCCAACCAGGCATCCAACTGCATTGGGAGCCCCTGAGACCCAGTAAAGCCCCACGGGGAGCGCCAGCAGCGCGGATGCCATCAGAATTATTCTCTTTGCTCGCATATCAACCACCTCTAGTCGATCCTCATGGGGTGCGTGGCAGGCTGTGAGGTTCAGCCGTTCGGGAGCTACCCTAGCCACGCGTGGAGTCTATCACTGTCTCGGTGATACCTGGGCGCGATACGGGCTGACCATCCGCTGCACGTTTTCCATCATCTTGCCTGCGGTCTGCGCCTGCTTGAACTGGATGTCGGCACCGGCCTTCTCGGCATCGACCTGCACCGCCGCCCGATCAGTCTGCGCCCGGAATGCGTCAATCTGAGTTTTGGCCGCGTTGTTCTGTGCGCTGGCCTGATCCTTCATCGCCTCGCGCTGGGCGTTCATCTGCGCAGCCTTGGCCTTCTCCATTTCGGCCTGGGCCAGGACCATGTTTGCGTCAGGTGGCGCCTGTTGCTGCTGGGCCTCTTGCAGCATGGCTTCCTCTTCCTCAGTTTCAGGCTCGAAGATGCCTGACAGGATCAGTTGCTTGCGGGCGTACTTGCGAACCGGGTCCATGTCTACGCCGTTGATCAGGGTCATCGTCTGGAGCATCAGCATCTTGGCCATGTTCGGATCGATTGGCGCCATGGAGTTGGCCATGGTGGTCAACTGCTCGATCGTCTGTTCCTTCTTGCTGGCGTAGCTCGGGCCGATGTCCGCGTACACGTCATATTCGGTGTTGGTCAGGTCATTGAGCGCCACCAGGTTGCCGGTCTCGCGGTCCTGGACCATTTCCATGATCTTGACCTTCTTGGTCGTACCGTCCTGCGACGTCAGCGTGACTTCGCGAGGCGCGTCGTAGACCTCGACGGCCATGGATGCATAGATCTCTGCGTCCCGGCGCTTGGCGTGCTTGAGGTTCTGCTGATAGACGATCGATTGCTGGTCAAGGCGGTTTGTCAGTGCGTTGACAGCCTTCCCGGACAGGTCAGGGTCGGCGATGTCTTGCGGCAGGCCCGGGTTGGCCACGTCTTCCACTGCCTGGCGGGACAGTTCGATCGAGGCCATGAGCGCCTGAGGAATGGTTTGCTCTGGCATGACGGCGATAGGGCCAATCGGGAGCGGCTGCCCTTGAGCGTCGAGCCTGTTTTGCAGGAGGTATGGATAGTTGCTGTCGGCGCCATTCTCCTCATACATGAACTCGAATCCCTGGATCTGCTCGGGATTGAAGATTGGCTTGGGCCGCGGGCTCCGACTCACGATGTCGGCCAGGTAGGACAGTTGGAAGTTCCGCAGGCGTTGCGGGTCCTTCGCCAGTCGGGTGATCCCCTCGTAGTGCTCCTCACCTTCGACAAACGCGCGCTCGCCATAGGTCGGCACCACCGGAAGATGTTCGCCGGCAATCACTTCACCTTCACGCTCGCCGTTCTTGCCGACCTTCCCGTTGAGGATCTTTTCGCCCGATGCGATGTACTTGCGCACTTCCCACCGTTCAATCTCGCGCTCGCTGGCGATGACGTAGCCTTCGTCGATCAGCTCGTCCATGACCTCCTCAAGGTCTGACTCGCGCAGCACCAGCGGCTGGCCCAGGGGGTCGGTGAAGGTGATGACCTTATCCTTGACCTTGCGGCGGTGGTAGAAGCTCACTACGTAGATCAGGTCGTTACCGCTACCCATCCAGGGGAATGTGTAGGACTGCTCGGGCATTGAGAACGAGGACGGGCGGTTCTGCCGCTCGCAATCATCCTCGTCGTCCTCGTCGCATTCCTCGCCGCACAGCTCATCGACAAGCTGGTCATAACCATCCGGCGAATACGCCTCAAGGATCGACACGTATTTGGCGTCAGACTTGTCCAGGCGCTTGGCGTTCGGGTCCCAAAAGCAGTTGTTGTTGGCTTCGTAGATCGGGCGCCGGCAGATGATTTGGTGATCGATGCCTGCCCGGTTGCTGGCGTAGGAGGTGTACAGCTCCCAGGCACCCACGCCGCACACGACAGCCTCACCGGTGGCGTTGTCATAGGACTCAAGGGTTGTGTTGGCTCGGTCGTCAGTCAGGTACAGCCCGTCAAGAATGTCGGCGCCGTCTTCGCGAGACTCACTCTTGGGAACAAAGTTGACCTGAATTGGGTTTGCCCGAAGGTCCGCCATGATCTGCCGGCCGGCTTTGCGCAGAACATCGAACTGGCCGCGATACTGGAGGGATGATTCTCCCAGTGTGCTGTCATCCCATTGGGTTAAATGGTAAAACAGGCTATCGTCAGCCGCTCGCATCCTTGTTTCCTGGTTGTAGCAGTAGGCCTTCTCGTGAAGGTCCTTTAGCTGCTTTATCTTCAACATAAAACCCCCACAGAGAGAACATTATGGCCCTCAGAAAAATTGATAGGACCGGAGAGATTCATGGGCGCCTCAAGGTGATCCGCCGATCTCCTGAGCACGCCCGGGCTTATTGGGACTGCACTTGTGAATGCGGAAAGTCTACTACAGTGCGCGGAGATCACCTCAAGGAAGGTCGAGTACAGTCTTGCGGCTGCATCAAGGACGAGCAGCGCTTTGTTCATGGCATGTCCAGAACGCCCATATACAGGTGCTGGCAGAAGATGAAAGAGCGATGCTCCGACCCCAATGGAAAACAGGCCAAGGACTATGTGTCTCGAGGCATAACAGTTTGCGAGCGATGGCTTGAGTCTTTCGACAACTTCTTTGCCGATATGGGATTCCCGCCAGAAGGACTCACACTTGACCGCACCAACAACAATCTCGGCTACTCCAAAGAAAATTGCCGATGGGCTACTCGAAAAGAGCAAGTGGTTAACCGCAGGAATACTCAATTCGTAACCATCGGTAGCGAGACGATGTGCCTCAAGGATTGGTGCCGCCGTACAGGATCGAACTATGCCACCACTCGCTATCGCATCAACAAGATGAAAATGGCGCCTGGGCGCGCGCTTGGCTTGGAATAACCACATCACCTGCGGCCCATGGGCTTCATGGGCCTCGGGATCACAACCTTCTGTTTGGCCGGTGGTACATACCGCATCAGCATCATCACGGAGTCAGCCAGGTTCGGGCTTGCCATTTTGAACTTGGACTTCATTTCCTGCTTGGTGTACAGCTCGAACAGGCCGTTTCCGTTTGGCTTGATCGGCATCCGGCAGAGCTCGGCGCGCAGCTTGGACAGCAGTTCGATGGACGAGTCAAAGCTTATCATCTTGTCCGGATCGTGGTATTCGCCGTGCACTACGGCCCTGTAGGTGCGATAGCAGCGGTCGCGCAGCTCGAAGTAGTACTGGGCCCGCTTGTTGCGGAAGGTGTCCTTGTTGGTCTTCTGGTGCGCCACTGGCGAAACCATGGACGGGGCGTAGACCGCGTCGGGGAAGTCGGGTGACTCAGATCCACGGAACACGCTCAACTGGGCGTGCTTGCCGTCGAAGTCGTGGCCGACCTGCTCAGTAAGCGCGATGCCCATCCCGTCACCGTCCCATGCGAACGCGTCTGCCTGGAACTGGATCGCCTCGCCGGCAGCCCAGTGACCGCCCTCGTTGACGGTCCCGTCTTCCATTTCCTTGACCGAGAGAACGACGGACCCGTGCCTGGCGGCGAACCCTTTGCTGTCTGGCCCGGTATCCGACGGGTCATGCGCCGCGATTCGTGCGCCTGCAGCCGCAAAGCCCAGCTTCTTGTGGGCGTCAATGCAGGCGTCGAACCACTCCGACATGATCAGAGCGTTTTCTACGGAGTCATTGAAGTGGCCGAGCCAGATGTGGTCATAGAGCGAGCGAGAGCGGTTCTTGAAATCCCACTGCCGCTCCTCCTCAAGGCCTGACTCATGAAACCAGGGGTTGTCCGTATAGTTCATGACCACGATCAGGTGCAGGTCATCCTCATAGATGCCGTCGCGATCGAGGTGCTCTTTGAATGGGTTGATGAATCGCTTGCTGAAGGGGGCTTCGCTGCTCGACGGGTTGGCGATGAACACCATCGAGACGTTATCGCTCTCTGTGACCTCCTCGAGCGTGGTCGGCATTCCCTTCTTCGGCTTCTTCCGTGCGGTGGGCGTCAGTGCATTGAGGGAATCGTCGCTGATGAACTGAGCCTCTTCCACCTCGTACCGGCTGAACCCGTGCGCCGACTTGATGCTGTCCACGTTGCGCGACAGGCCGGCGAACTGGAATGCGTCAGCGGCCCCGAACTTGATGCTTGAGGATTGCTGAGTGAACCCGTCAAAGCCCAGGCGCCCTATCTCCTCACGCAACAGGGAGAAGATCGAGTTCTTGATGCTGGACTGATATTCGCGAAGGCAGTAGGTCTTGATGCCGGCGTCCTTGGCGTCGATCAGGCAGATGTCGGCGATGCCCACCGACTTACCCGAGCCGCGCCCACCGATGACGATGATGAAGCGCTTCTTCGACTTCAGCACCACTTCCAGTTTGGCCGGCAGATAGACGTCTGGCTCTTCGTCAACGGTCCGCCATTCCCCGTGGCGCCGCACCACTGAATGCGTGTGGCCATGCACCGGGTGAACCAGGCCGACTACCGTGCCCACGGACTTACGCAGCGACAGGCGCCGCTCCTTCTCCTCCAGCAAGCGCAGATATTCAATCCTGGCTTCCCTTGATGGCGGCTTCTTTTGCGGCGATAGAGCGTTCAAGTTCGTCATCGGTCAGGTCTGTGTAGTTGATTTGGCCGGAGATTTCGGTCTCGCGCTTGTCCTTCCAGTCTTTCCACAATCGGTTCTTCGTCCAGTAGATGCCCGCAGTGGTATCGGGCGGGTACTGCTTGACGAACTTCGTCACCACAACTTTCCCGTCGATGACCCGAATATCTGTCTCCTCGCATGAATAACCCACCGCCTTGTTGTACAGGGCGCTCACCACGCGCTTATCGGCAACAGCCTTGCCATCGGTTAGGGACTCTGAAAACTCTACGTGTACGGCCTTCCAGAGGTTGATGGTCGCTATTGAAACCCCAAAGAAGTCGGCCATTTCGGCATCGGTTGCCCCCAGGGCGCAAAGCTTTCTCGCCTGGTCAGCCATCTCGGGCTTGAACTTGGTCGGTCTTCCACCTGCCATATATGAATTCTCAAGTGTTTGTCTTGCCGCGAGCATACCGGATTTACTTTCGGACATAAAAAAGCCCGTTCAATCGACGGGCCTGTGTGGTATGCGCACCGGTCATGTGAGCCTGAGCTTTCTGTTTCGCATCCAGGCGATGGCCGAGACAGCGAACAGGACCGACAGCAGGCCGTCGAGCAGATATTGCGCAGCATAGTCGTAGGACTGGAGGAAGTCTTGCAGCAGGTAGGTCTCAAGCGCCAGGCAGGCCGACCACGCACAGGACAGGGCCAGGGCAGCCAGGGCACATCGGCTTCGGGTAACGCTCATGGCGATCAGATCGACGATGACGAACAGCGTGTACCACGTGGAAGCCAGCTCGCCATCCACTTCAGCCGCCCAGGACGGCATCAGGGCGCTGACGACGTAGAACCCGAGGAAGTGAATGGCGATGGCGAGCATTATCAGGCCTCCAGCGTCAAGTCGTCGTAACGCTTGGAAAGGATGAATGCTAGCTCGGTCATGATGCCTTCCTGCAAGCGCAGATCGGATGCTGCCTCATGTGTCAGCTTGCTGGCTCCATCACTTGCAAGGAATGCTGTGAGCTTGCCGAGATCGCTTACGGTGCGGTCACGCTCTGCGGCCAGACGAGTAATAAAGGTTTCTGGCTCTTTGGCACCGACTGACTTTTCGCCAAGCAGCTCAAGGGCAATCTCTGCCATTCGCTGGCTTAAACCTGGAAGATTCATGGCTACTCTGTCCGCCGTATCGGCCAACTGCATTGCCAATAGGTATTTCTCTTGATCGATCATTTCTTCACCTTCTTCGCCGCTGGCTTCTTGTCTGCTGCCTTGTTGGCCACGTAGAGCCCCTTGCTGCCCGGGTTGTTCTTGTTGACCTTGATCTGTTTGCGCATTACTGCCTCCATTGGGCTTCGATCGATCGCTTGAGCGGTGTTGTGGATGGGGTGTGTACGCCGGACAGGAGGCGATACGCACAGACCGCGCCATAGATCGCGGTGCGGGTGATCCATGGTACGCCAATAACGGTCATGGCTTCGAGCAGGATCTTGTCGCAGCGCTCGCGTGTGACTGGGACTGGAGCGCCGTCGCGGGTGACGGACAGATATTCGCAGACGATGTCATGCACAACTGCCGCCTGCCCGTATGCGCCCCATGGCGGGATGATGTTCCAGAATAGGCGTGGCACGCTGGCGCCGTCCGTGAGGTATCCAGAAGGCACCGCAACCCATCCACCGGCTGCATCCTCGCCAATGTAATACCTGAACTCATCCATCACGCGCCAATGGTCAGCGCCAAGCTTCTGGCTGGCCTCATGGTCATATCGAACGGACATTTCGGCGGAGAACCGCGTGAAGCTGCTCATTTGAACGCCCCGTGCTTCATCGCGTAGACGAGGCGAACCCCGCGCTGGCCCACTTGGTGATACCACGCCGAGTCCTGCATTTCGGCGCCGGCGAGCGGATAGTTTCGCTCCCATAGGGCGGCGATGAACCGTTTAAAGCCTGACAGCCGAGGCATTCCCATGTTGAAGGCCATGTTGACCACCACCTCCTGGCGAACGTCGTCGAGCTGATCGAAGTTGCGCACCAGCGCCCTGGCTGTGGCTTCGGCCTCCTTGATGTCGTTGCCCAGCAGCAGATCGATCTCATCTTCGCGAAGCCCGCGGTCCTCGATGTTGCGACCGACGCCGATGGTCCACTTTGGAGGATTGGCCGTGTCCTTGTACAGCTTGTTGCGCCGGCCCTCGTCGATGCTAAGTTGCCGCATGAGTCGTTCCTTGTTCATTTCCATACCCCGCTGGACTTTTCGTTACGCACGTTCATGACCCTGGCCAGGTTGCCACGGGCGGCAAACATGATGACCAGGACGCAGATGTAAATGCCGGCGTCGAAGATCTGCGCGGCGGCTTGATTGCCCATGGCGAGAAGAATCGCCACGGCGCCGCTGCACAGCATGAGGAAGTAGGCCACGGACGTTACGCCGATCTTGTAGCGCGAATCACGCGGCCAATCGAAGCAGAACAGCCGCACGCATATCGCGGCTGAGATAAGCGACTTGGTCAGCATCAGGAATTCAGTCATCCTTTTGCCCCTCGCTGGTAATGCCGAGTCTTTTCCGAATCCACTTCTTGCCGTCCTCCGCGAACACGGCAAGCACGGTTTTGAACACGACTACACAAAAGAAAGCCGCCACAAAGGACGGCAGCGGTGGGGTGCTGAAGCCCCATAGTTCACGTCTGACCATTTCGAGCCCGGCGTAATAGCCAAAGACCCATGTAGCAAGCAGGACTCCAATCCTTTCGGGGATCCCTGCGCCCCGGGCGAAGAACGAATACATCACCGCGCCCGCGAACGCCGCCACTACCGCACTGGCATCCACTCCGACGGCTATCGCCACCCCACCCCCTGCGCCAGCAAGTGCCAGCGGTACAACAGTGCTCATAGGCTCGGCCATTTGTTTGATCCGTAGCTGTGTGTCGTGGGCAAAACATCCCACATGCTCCCAGTGCTTCCGATCAAATATTAACCGATTGTGGCCATGGGCCTTTATTTTCTTCAGGACGGCGAATTTTGGACAACAAAAAGCCCGATCTGTTAGGACCGGGCTTGATGCCGGGGGTTGATTGGAGTTCTTGCCCCGCTAGCTCGCTGAAAACGCCGACGGGAGGATCATAAACCGGAGGAATTAAAAAGCCCAGGGGTTTTATGCCTGGGCTTGTTCCGAACTCTTAGCTATCGGCGCTTGATGTAGATGACCGGTGCTGATCTCCGGCGTCGCATGAAACTATGGCGCTAATCGCGCCAGGCGGGTCCGACAGCCCGCTATCCCCGCCAAGGCGGAATTTTGCTTTACGTCGGTGCACCCTTCAATTCGGGACCTATCAGCCTAGGTATTCATCTGCATCGGGGAATGATCGGGCCTTAACGGTTTCCGCTGAGGCTGGTAAAGAAGCCAGGTGCCGATCACTCTCCGATGAAGACGTTCCGCTTGTGCGGGCTATCCGGAGTTAGGAAGTCTCCGAATGGTCTTTGCCGTGCGTGGGTCGCTTGGCGTTGGTTGTAGGCCTCGGAATTTTTATCGAGGCTCCGAGTCCTCTATTCTGACCATCCCCGGCTGTACCCGATCCCAGCGCAACCGACAGGCTTTCAGAAACTGGTTGGTCCGTAGGGGCTTGAACCCTCTTCCCCCGGTTATGAGCCGGGAGCATCAACCGTCAATGCTTCGGACCAGAATCTGGATCGGGTCCGCCGTTACCGATGAGATCCGGCGGACCCTACAGGCCTGGAGTACCGGCGCCGTGAGGACCGGAATCGGGCGACCAAACCCGTTACCTGTGGCGCAGACTCTATCTTCACGCAGATATCAAATCAAGTGGAATGACCCGGGCTAGAACATATGGATCGTCGGAAAACTTCTTTACAACGTGGGCCTCGATCACCTGGGTATCATCTTTCCACATGCAGCCATTGAAGGCGTCGCACCAGATCTTAGCGCTGTTATCCCAGTCCACTTTGATGGTTGGCGCAACAAGGCCAAGACGCGCGGCCTCCTTCTTCCGCTTCGGCCATGAGTCCCTGATCTTGTGAGCGATTTCCATTTCAAGCCGAACCGGGCCGGTGAACATCGGTTTCCCGCCCATGTCAGCGTAAGCCTCGATGAACGTGCGTCGCTTGATCTTCTTGGTTTCCAGCACCAGCGCTTCGCCGCCGATCAGGCGCAGGACTTCTTCTTGGATGAGGCGTTCATAGGCCGCTGTTTCCTTGTCGGTGTAGACCTGGACAAAGCTTCCTCGGGCGGCGAACTTTGGCCTTCCCTTGCCGCGCGGATCGCCCTCGAGCACGATCACGGCCATCTGATCCAGTAAATCCACGTTTGGCACCGCGAATAGATCTGTCATCGCGACTTACACCAGAACCCCGACGAGACCGCCGAGTCCTTTCCATGCTCTCCGATCAGAGAATCCAGCAACTGGCATAGCACCGTGCGAGCCTGATCCTTCGTGATGGGATTGTTCGATCGCCACGAACGGATATCGCGCTCGCCGCCCTGGACCTGGAACCAGATTTCGCCGATCCAGATAACCGGCTTCTTGGGCAGTCGGCCAATCGTCTGTGGCTGGAGCGTGGCCATGTCGTTGCTCCATACGATTTTGGCGCTCATGGGTGAAGATCCTTGGCTTTTTCGTCAGCAGAGCACAGAAGGCACAATCCAGGGGCGCCGCACCTGGCTTTTACACCATCCGTCCGAGGGTACACGTGACCATGACCGCAATCGGTTCGCCCCATTCCGTCGATAAGTCGATCAAGTCTATCTCCGCTCGGAAAATCAGAGCCGAGCTTTGCCGCCGAACGAGGGTATAGAACGACTGCCAGGGCCGAGTCATTCCAAGCCTGATCTCGAAGCCACTGATATCGCGCCGCATTCGGTCGCAACGCCTCGATCTCACCCTTCAGCTCCTGAACCGTCGCCTCGTAGGCCTTGAATCCTGTCTTGAGTCCGGCGTTTTCAGCGAGAAGCTTCCCGATGGCCGCATAGCACTCGGCCAAAAGATTGTTTGCCTCATGTGCGTTCGGCTTCCCGCGCTGGCATCGCAGCATCAGATTTTTGTAGTCGATCATGAGTGCTCTCCCCCTGCACCCATATCCGCGTCGATCTCTTTATCCAGGTCTTCCCCCATGCAATCGATCAGCGGGAGGATGTTGCAGCCAGGTTTTCGTATCCACCGATACCGCTCGGCATCCTTGCGAAGCGCCTCATTCTCGGCTTGCGCCTCATGAAGTTCGGACTGCTGCGAATTCTTCACGCCCACGGCGATTGAGAGATTCATCTGCGCACACTCAAGATCCATTTTATGCCGCTCACTATTAGCCTTGAACTGATCGCGCTCCCGTCGAGCTGAATCTCTTGCGGCACATAGCTTTCTCAACTCACCACTGTCGCGGGAATGTTGAGCGTGAAGACCTTCGTTCTCGGCGATCAGGGCCAGAATGGCTTCGGGTGTCGCGGCGCTCACGTACAGAGCATTCGAGAGCCAATTGCTGCTGTCGCGACCGTCCATGTAGATGTGGTGCCCATTCTTTTCGGCTCGTTCCGCCAGCCGCTTCAACTCTTGACGGTCAGTCATGGCACAGCTCCTTTGGCTTCTGTTCCCCGGGGTTGATGTCGGCGGCTCTTGGGTTCATGGGCTTCCGTAGCCAGCCCCAAACGCTTCGGCCAGACATTTCTATTTCTGCCGACCGCTCAAGAAGCCATTGGCCGCGAGCTGGCGTTATTTTCTTTACTCGGCGAAAGCCTGATGCGCGGAAGGGAACGCCCTCACTGTCCACGACGATGTGGCGATCAGAAGCAACAGGGCGAGCAATTCTGTATTTGTAGAATCCGACGGCCCAATGGTCTTGGGGGTCCCCATCATTCCATTTGGTAGCCAGCACGTAATCACCTTCGAGTATTGGCTTGCTCACAACTTCCCCTCCTTCCAAAGTTTGATCGTCGCGATAGCAACAAGCGGCCAGAGCGCACCGTAGAGAAATGACTGCGCCCACTCCTTCGCATCTACACGATCAAGACCTTTCCAAGAAAGGCCGCACAAGAGGCCAGTGCAGAACATGGCGATCAGGCAATAGGTGATGATCATTGCGGCATCTCCCATGTTCCCATCACGAATTCAATCGGCGCATCGAGAACGAGTTGGCAGTGATATCCAGTCCGGTCGTCACCGGAGCTAGTGCATTTGATTACATTGCTGTGAGCGGTGATCTCATCAACGGCTTTCTGAAGAGTGCTCACCGTCGGCGCATAAAGCATGACAGTCGGGTTTTCTATTTTCCGCTTGCTCATCTTCATCACAACCACCCCGCAGACATGGCGATCAGCACCAGGCCCGACGACAGGCCGAAGGCGATGGCGATCATCAGGCAGATTCGGCCAACGATCTTCACGAAGGTATAGCGGGGCGGATCCATTGCGCGGCGCTCGGCCTCGACAGCGGACGCGCGCAGTTGTCGGCGCAGGCGTTCAAGCTCGGATCGCTCAGCCTTATCCAGCGGCATAGCCGGATCACGCATCACCGACGAAACGCCGGCTGGATGTGAATGTGGAATTCCACGTGGAATGTTGCACCCGAACACCGGGCACTTCGGCTTATCTCTCATCGGTCGATCTCCAGAAGGTGAAAAGGCGCCCTGGTCTTGTGGGCGCCTTGTCAGTTTACTTGAATCACGCAATTGCGCAAATCATTCTTTGCTTTGATTGGCCATGGCCAGTTCGAACATCTGTCTCGCGATATGGCGAGCCTCGCCCTGCTTTAGGCTGTTGCCGCCATTCACCCATGGATGGAACCCAGGCTGGCTTTCCCATGAATCGTAGATCTGCCGAGCAAGCGCTTCGAGTGCGGCGCTCTGGTCGAAGGATGTTGTCTCCTGCTGGTTTGGGTTGAGTCGGCCTACTTCGTCGCGGCACGCATTCCATCCAGCGATATAGTTGATACTCCCAAGGTCGACTGTCTGGAACGGCCGCATTTCACGCTTGGCAGGCATCACCACCGCTACCGGCGCGGGCTGATCGGCGTGTCGATACAGAGGGACGGTATACGCCTCGGTTCCGTTCAATTCTTGGATCTTCGACCACTGATCGATACAGGTTCCGGTGTCAGGATCTTCCCAATAATCAGGAACAACGGTTTGCGCTTCGCACTCATCGCACGCATGTGGGGCGCGGATTCCGTGAGTGCAAGCCACCGGCTCACCTCGCCCCTTGCCGGCTGGCGCGGATTGGTTGGAGAGGAAGACTCTAACGTCTCGCTGTATTTGCACAGCCGGTCGGGCAAGCCTTGGCTCGTCGTACCATTGTGCAAAATCGGCAAGCAACTCCCGCGCCTTGGTCAGTTCGGCTTGCAGCGTCTCGCTAGCGTCTACAAACTTGCTGAACACCTTCTGCACATCAGCAACAGACTTTGCATAGACTTCTTCGCCCATGCCATCACGACCGGGAATAACTTCAATCATGATGCTTTCAACGCTAAGCGATTTCAACCGTTCCACTTCAGCCTGTAGCCGAGCGTTTTCCAGAACCAATTCATCAGATTGCATGGGTAATTTCTCCGCGTGTGATTTGTAGGCGCAAAATCCACGCCCGATTCATGAGAGCTTCAGCAACGTCACTTCTGAAGAACGGCTCTCCAGCGTACCGATGGACTGCAATTTCAAGCTGATGGACTTTCTCCGCCTGCCATGCGCGATGCGCCAGAAGCTCGGTTGCATGGGCGCCCAACCCGACTGACTGTGAATTGCCGATGTTGCATTTAGCCTCGAACATTCCGCGTTTGTTCTTCCGCGTACCGATCAAGCAAGACCCTTCAGTCTTCGTCTTTATGCAGTTGATGATTTGGTTCAGGTACTGAGGAACGAAAGCGCATGTTTGCGGCGAATATATTCGGCTTCCATCGCCAAGAATGTCTTTGTCCAGTTCCAGGCCTTCCCACTGCTGCTGCCGCATCCAAGACTCGAATGCCGAATACCTCAGCCACTCATCGCAGATTTTCGACCGGCCAAAGCTTGGCTCATTCGGGTCAAGTACTCGGCGCAACACATGACGCCAGCGCCTATAGATTGGGCAGCTCCCGGATCTTTTCTGAGTGATGTAGGAAGCATCGTTTATCGCGATCCCGTGAAGTGGCCTTGGCGCGGCGCGTACGCCTGCGCGACTCATCTGGATTCAATCCTGAGGCAAACACCAACACAGCCATGGCTACGCGGGCATCGATCACACTCGACAAGATCCACGCCAGCAGGCGGAACAGGTTCAGTTGTGTAAGGCTCGCCACATTTTGCGCACTCACTCATGAACATCCTGAAGTCATGAGCGCATTCTTCTTGATCAGCAGGCGGCACAGGGTCAGCCAGGGCGGCGCGGGTGTTCCACGCGGCCAGAGCTCGCAGGTCTACGGTGCTGTTGTCGGCATACCAACCTTTGCCAGATTCACCAACTGCCCCGCGGGAACACCCGCACCCCGCGCATACGTAGGAAATACGAAGGGCATAACCGTCGCGTTCGTCTCCGGAAGTACGGGTAGCCTTTGGTTCACATCCGCAGAAAGGGCATCGTAACGGGGTGATTGTTTTATTGGTCATGGCTTACAGCCTCGGCGGTTGGTTTGAGGGCTCTGTCAGCGTCGAATATTGCGTAGTAGAGCCGATGGAATATTGCGCAGGTCGGGTCTTCGTGATCGTCACCGCCGTTTTCGTCCACGCTGTCTAGGCATGGGGAGTAGCTGCTAGCCAACCGTTCACACTCTCGCGCCACGTCCCGCAGTGCAGTGAAGTCCTTGGTTAGATCATCAACCCGCTGACCCTGCACTGTGAGGCGCTGCTGTAGGGCCAGGTTCTCGGCGGACACGCGGTCGAAGTCGGCGGCGTTCACATACACCGTAAGGCCTGGGAACAACTTCAATATTTCCGGTGTAGCAGCAAACAAGCCGGTGATGCTTCCATAACGCTTCACGCTTTCCATACACCCTCCTGGGGCTTAACGCTCGCCACGCACAGCGCGGCCAAAATGAATAGGCTGATCAGGCTCCAGCCGGCGATGAACAGGCCGATCAATTTCCGTTGCTCGGGCTGAAGAATCGGCGCAAAAGGCCGATCTTCTTCGCCGCCTTCGTTGCCTCGGCCAGCTCATTGGCAAGCGCACGAATCGCCTGGCGCTGCCGATCGATGATTGCCCGGGCGCGTTTCGTGGACTCAAGGAGGGATTCGTAGGACTCCTTCCATTGGAGGGCTTCGCGTTGGCGGTCGGCGGCTTCGCTAAGAATTGTTACGTGGCCTCGCACAAGGCTCTCTATTGCGAGATCAGTCCGTTGCGGCACCACACGTACGCCCTCACTGCTGATCTCGCCTCCTGCGCGACATAGAGCTCCTTCCCGGGCATCTTTGCGCAGAGCCTCCAGGTGTTCTTCGAGTCTTTCTTCAAATTCAGCCGTCAGCACACGATGTTTTGCAGCTCGGCGGATTCGGTCGAGGCACCCGTACAGGGCGCGGCGGGTCATTTCGGTTTCGTTCGTCATCGGTCGTTACTCCAGTTTGGTCAGAATGGGCGGTCGTTCAGATCGCCCGGGTTTGTTTCATGCCACCGCTTGCAGGCGTCCCACCATGTCGCGGCGAACGCTGCGTGATACTTTCCGTCCTTCTGCCCGTTGCAGCGCCAGGCGTTGCAGGGGATGTTTCCAGGGAATTGCTTGGCCCTGGGCTTACTGGGTGGCCGGCTCATCGCTTAATCCCCAGCTTTGCCAGCAGTTCCGCACGGATTTCTTCGGTGCTTTTCTCGTCCAGACCCTGGTCGCGGATTCGTTGCTTGATCAGCAAGTCATTCGCCGCGTCGGACCGCTTGCGCTCATCCTCGATACCCTGGTGGGTGAGCTGCAGTTGCCGGTCAACCAGTTGCTCGCCTCGCTGCAACTTCGCCGACAGGTCCGCATAGCGCTTGTTGAATCGATTGTTTACCGTCTCGGCCTTCGGGATGCCGTGGCGAATGCTGTACCAGTCAGTCAGTCGTCCAGCCTCTTCAACGATCGGATGGCTGAATTTCCAGATGCTTGGATCAGTGCTCGCCTCGACCGCCTCCTTCCACGCCCGCTCGGGTGATGGGATTTCAACCGACCCTCCGCCAGACAGGCACATGTCACGCAGCGATGGCGCGTCAGGTGGCCACTTGGAAGCGTCCGTGCCCTGATCGGTCCACGCCCTCACCCCATAGGCCAACTGAGCCCCTGTGATGCCGGTGAAGATCTTCGCCCAGTTCCCCGAGTCGTCTCCCATCCCGTGAACGCTGGTCCACTTGTGGCCGTACAGCTCAGTCATGAGCTCCCACAATTTTGCCATTAGCGTCGATGGCGGAAAATTCTCCGTCCCAGTCGATTCCGGACGGAGGTGTTCCGGGATCCCATAGTTCGGGAGATTTCTCAAATCCCGGTCGCGCTGCTCGGTTGGGCTCAACCTTTTGCGCGTTATGCAAGCGGACCTGGTCAACGAGGCTAAGGCTTGGCGCCCGGCCTGCTCCGGTGTTTGGTTGTCGTGCGACATTTTCCGATCTCCAATCCCACGATGCTTTGAACGACTGCCAGCCTCGCTCAGCCGAAACCTGTACGGCCTGCCCGACCGGTATGCCGGCCTTCGACGCCTCCCTGACAATTCCGGCCCAGGCCGTTGGCGTCAAATCTGCGCGCTTCTTCTTCCGAACCGTCAGGAAGTCCCTGGCGTGTTCAAGCAGGCATCCCTCAGAAACCATCTGATCAACCCCGACCAGATCAGCGACAACTTTTGCCTTTCTCGCCTTCTTCGGAGTGACGGCATCAGCGCAAGCTGGTGCCAATAGCTTTTGATCTTCTTCTTGTAGTTCTTGTATTTCTTTATTGTGGTCACTTGTTGGTCGCTTGTTGGTCACTTGCTGGTCATTTGCTGGCGATGCCTCCTGGTAAAATGACCACTTAGTTATTGTTATTACTGAGAATTTTGTCTCAGATTTGATGGTTATCTGCTGGAGATTTTCCAGCACTTTTAGGGCACTGCGACAAATACTCTCGGATACTCCTACCTTCTCGGCAAATTTCTGCCGTCCAAACACCAATTGACCCGGTAAAAGCCTGACAACCTGCCTGCCGACAAGAATTTCCCCTTCTTTGTACGAGGCGGACAGCAGCAAGTGAATCCACACCGCCAGATATTCAGGTTTCGCCGCTATCGCGCTGGTCGCCAGCTTTCGAGAGAGCTTTACCCAGCTTGACATCAGTCCTCCTCGTCAGAAAACGACATGCCCAGCGGTCGAAGGGACGTGACCCAGTAGCCATCCAAATTGGTGTCCATTCCGATTGCCTTCATCCCATCCTCGCCGAGGCAGCTCCTTCCTTCGGAATGTGAGCCGACCCTGTGCTTATCGAAGGCAGCGGCGCTATTGAAGAAATTCCCGCACGCCGGGCACTTGCATCGAGAGTGACCAACTTTCAGATCAGCCATGACTACTCTTCCCCCAATTTAACAAAGTCACTGACCTTCATGCCGAACGCGTCGGACACTCGCTGAAGGCTCCCGCAAGTCCAATTCGGATGCGTGGTCAGCCGGCTTACTGCCGTGCTGCTCATGCCGGTAATTTCGCAGAGCTTCGACTGTTTGAAGCCCCTTTTGGCCAGGGCCATTCGCAGGGATAACGGTGCATTCATAGCGGCAACTCCTATTGGGTGGTGGCCAGATGATAGACCGCGATCAGTCCCGCTTCAAGAGGACTGAGGAAATTTCATGCAAATATTTACCGCTTCATGTGTTGACGCATCAGCGCAATTGCATTATCGTTTGCCAATCGAAACGAACAACGGAGCAAGACGAGATGAAAGCTAAAGTAATCAACCTGCTGATCAAGGGTGGCTTCAATCAGGAGTCCGTAGCCGCGATGATCGAAGCGCATTTCGATTACGCCGTAAATACCTACCCTGAAGCAAAGGCGCGTTTCTTGGCCGACGTAGTTATCGCGCTGTAATGCAGGTTATCCGGGAAGAGGTCCACGTCTCCGACATCAAGGTTGGAGACTGCATTGAACACCAAGGCAGGCTTATGACGGTATGCAGAAAAGACATCAAGAAAGGATTTATGGGACTAACAATTTTTGGGGATTCTTATCGACTTGGACGACAACTTGTCGTTAGGGCTACACCGATTCACGTTATGCCAAAGCTTCCACCTAAAGCCCCTTAACTGGGGCTTTGGCAGTACCAACACAGGAGCGCCACCGATGACCTTTACGACCACTCTCAACGAAATACGCGAATGCGATCCTTGCACGGAAGGGTGGCGGAAGCTGCTAAACACTCTTGGCAAGACAAAGGCAGACGATGAGCCTTTATCGCTACTGGCCATCCTCGATAGCAACGGCCTGGACGATGCCTTGTGGTGCGCCCGTGCTTTCAAAGGCCACGACCGCGACTTCCGGCTGTTTGGCGTGTGGGCTGCTCGACAGGTTCAACATCTGATGACAGATCCTCGCTCGCTCAATGCTCTGGATGTTGCTGAGCAGTTCGCCAATGGTTTGTGCGATGACGCAGCCAGGGCCGCAGCCTGGGACGCAGCCTTGGGCGCAGCCTGGGACGCAGCCTTGGGCGCAGCCAGGGCCGCAGCCAGGGCCGCAGCCTGGGCCGCAGCCAGGGCCGCAGCCAGGGCCGCAGCCTGGGACGCAGCCAGGGCCGAAGCCTGGGACGCAGCCTGGGACGCAGCCTGGGACGCAGCCTGGGACGCAGCCAGGGACGCAGCCTGGGACGCAGCCGGGGCCGCAGCCGGGGACGCACAGGAAAAACGTCTCCGCCAAATGATCGCCGATGGCGAATGGGTCGGATCCACCTCGAAAATAGAGGACCATTTGCAATGACCCACACCCAAGACGAGCAACGATCCCTGGCGGAAAGCGCTCTGGCCCAGGCCTGCGCACGGTTCCCGCACGAAGAGTCGGGCCCCGTTACGGTCATGCCGGAGATCTTGAAGCAGCGCTTCGATCAATTGCTGGCGCTGGCGAAGGATCCGCGGTGGCCGGTGATTGCCCGGGAGAACATCGCGGCGGCTCGCGAGCTGGCCGATACGCTTCACATCACCGGATTGCTCGACACAAACACATGGCGCGCCCACCGGGCAGAGTGCAATACCGCGCAGCTCGTTGTGTCAGCCGCAGAAATTAAGCGCTGCGAAGAAGCCCGGCGCCGAGCGAACGATTAACCAAACGCCTGAGAAGGCAATCAATCAGATGGAGAGAGTCATGAGCGTTGAACTTTGGAAGGAGCTTATAGGCGAATCCTTGGATAGCCATGGCGTTACAGCAACTGCCGAGCAGATTGCGTTGATTGCTGAAGATGCGGCCGGAATTGCTGAAAGCATCAGTGAGTACTCATTCCGTCCCGCCGATCCGATGATTCGCAAACTGGCTGACACCGAGGCGGTGCTCAAGCGTGAGCGCGAAAAAGTAACCTGCCGCACCTGCACAGGGACTGGTTATCTGATCTCTCACGGCCCCCATCACAGCGGCGAATCAAGTTGCTGGAAGTGCCGTGGCGAAGGAAGGCATACCCCGTGACCCACCGCCTAACCCAAAACACTGGAGGTCGCCATGAGCGATTGGATCAAGTGCAGCGACAAGCTGAGTGAAGTAAAAACCCTGGCGACTCTCGTGCTTGGGGGGCTTTTCGATAATCGAGAGCTTGGCGATATCGATATGTTCTATGACATGCCGGAGTGTGAAGCGCTACAGCGCAATCTGGTAACGAGCATTGACGACGTTCATGTCGAGCTGGTCAGCCGCCTAGATTATGAGGCCGCCACAGAGCAGCGGAATGCGGCCTGGACTGCTGAAGTCGTTGCAATGGTTGAGAGTGCTTTGCGCCGGTCTTTCTCCCTTGGGCAAATTTACTGGCAGCAGGCCGACTCTGAATCGACATGCCAGCAAAACAAATCCGATCAAACCATGGAAGTTCAGGCGCAACACATTCTGAACGTTATCAAGTCGATCAACAATCTGAAGCCGCCCACCGAATAACGTCACCCTGGAGGCAACCATGAGCATCATCGCAAAAGACTTCACCGGATTGATCAAAGCAATTCTTGGCCTCGGCTGCGATGACTTCGCCTCCGTGGTGTGGGTGCGCCAGCCGGCGCGCATCAATGGAATGTGGCGGGCGGAGGTGGTGCTGTGAGAGATATCGATCGCACAGCGCAGCTTGGATGGTCTGGAGAAAGCCAGGCTAGGCGAGCCGACAATCGAGAGAAAAGTGCAGCCATCCTTACGGAGCGTGGGGTTCAATTCGAAAGCAAGAACATGGGCGCCCATCTGATAGTCAGCCATGGCGAGCATGTGGTCGATTTCTGGCCTGGGACCGGTAAGTACATCCAACGGGGGGGAGCTCGCCAAGGTCGCGGCGTCTTCAATTTGCTTAAGGTGATCGGAGTTAATCCATGATCGGCCCAACGCGATACGACCTGGCTATCAGCCTGATTTGCCTTGTGATCATCGTGATGATGGGGGTGTGACGTGAAGCCGACGAATCCAGTTTACGTCGGGAGCCCTCCCCTCGACCCGCCCGACGAGCCCGAGCGCGCCGAATGCAGCAACTGCCACTGTTACACCGATGCCAGCGTCTGGCTTGCCAGGCACGGCCAATGCCCTAAGTGCGGTTCCTGGGGAACTGCGATTCCGGACGAGGATTGAAAATGAGTGACGAAATTCTATCGACGCGCCTCGGCACGATGGTCCACACGGTTGTGCTCGCGCTGAGGAACCAATTCGGGAAGAGACTCGACCGAGAAACAATCAGCGAGATAACGCGAGATCTCGCAACGGAAATGTGCCTAGGGCCAACGGCCTGGGCGTTTTCAGGGAAAGAGCAGCCGGGTCAACTTTCATACGACGAGGAAAAAGAGCTGGCCCTATGTCGCGCTCACTGGGAATCGGTCGGCGCCGGTACTCCTTTCCCTGACCTGTGGGAAGGCTGGAAAGCCTGCGCCAAGGCACGCAGCCATGAGTAAAGCCGCCGAATACGTGCTTGCGTCGATGCACCGGGCCATGTCCAACGGACAAGCGATCGTCGAGATCTCTGTGCAGGATCTCAACGAGGTGATGCGCGAACACCTCCGGCTCGTCGCGAGAGTGCAGATGCAGGCCGAAATGCCAGGCTCCCACGTCGGCTGGATGGACCCGGACAAGCGCCATGAAATGATGTCCGAAGGGCACGCTTACATGGTCATCCGCCGCAAGAAGAACGAGCAGTTTCATCGCCGCGTTTTCGCCGCCAGCATTCCAGAGGAGGAACCCGAGAATAAAGATTGACGCGCAATTGCGCTAACGCAACAATCACACCAGACCGCTGTAACTGGAGAGACCAATGACCGATGCAATCCCCTTGGCTCTCCTGTCTTTTGATTTCTCAACCAAAACAGGAAATGCCAAATGTCACCAGAACAACGCGCCATCATCGCCGCTGCTGAAAAAGACGGCGTATCGCCCATCGAAAAAGATGCCCGGCTGATCGTTCATGGAATGGTGAACGCAACCCGCGACCAGATGCGCCGCTATCAGGTCTGCTACAACAACATGGGTGAGGCTCAACAGGACGCCGTGATCGCCGAGCTGACCAAGAACTATGAAGACCTGGCCATTACGATTGCTCGCGCCATATCCAGCGCAGGAAGCCCCTATGTGGTCGCCCAGTGCAAGAAGCTCGAAGTCTCGACAGGCGCATGCACTGTCGTAATCAAAAGCGACCAGGACCATTACAACGAGCTGATTTCGAAGGTTCAAGACAAGGGGGAAGTGGTCATCGTCCTATACGAGCGTCAGTTCCGTGATGGCATGGACACCATCCAGGCCGACAAGGACCAGCACTCGCTCCCGCTGGATCAAGAAAGCCCATCGCCGGCCAGCGCCAAGAAGGCCGAGAAGAAAGAACCAAGCCCGACTTCTGCCGCCGCTATCGCTGCCAAACCTGTGGTAATCCCTCCGAAGCTGCTGGCCGACGCGATCGAGTTCATCGCCAAGCAGCAGGTGTGCGGCGCGTCCTCGCTGCAGAACCATTTGAAGATCGGCCATCCCAAGGCCGTGGTCATCCAGGCTGAATTGGCCGAGAAAGGCATCTTGTCCGTGGACGAGAAGGGCGAGTACCAGATTGTGCGGACTGGCGCCGGGCCTGCGCCAACCGCTGATGGCGACGTTCCAGCCATCAGCGACGAGCTGTTCGAGAAGATCAAGGCCAAGGTGATCGCAGATGGCCGCGCCACCATCAGTGGGACTGCTGTCTTCTTCGACATCGACGAGGCTCAGGCGTTTGAGGCAATTGACGAGCTCGTCCTTGAAGGAGTTCTTGGCTACGAAGATGCCGAGACGGGCATCTTCACAGTCGATCAGCCGGCTTAATTCTCGCTCCCACAAGTAGCCCGGGCCTTCCGGGCTATTTCGCTCCCACAGAGGCCGACCATGACCCAGCAAGAAACCGAACGAAAGCGCCCAGGGCCGAAGCCTTCCGAAGGGCCGCTGCAAAAGACGCGGAACGTCCGCATGGATGACCAGCGCTGGCAGTACTTCACCGAAAACCTCGGCGCCGCGTGGCTCCGGCAACAAATCGACATCGCGGTTGCTTGCAAGGTCAAGCACCCCAGCAAGGAATGATCATGCGCCCACAGAAACCCGCTCCCGCAATGTACGGCTCTCTCTCTCTCGACGATATCCAGATGGTCTTGGTGCTGCGCGGTGGGACAATAAGCCTGGATCAGCTCGCCGACCGCTTCAGGATCGACAAGGAACGCGCCAAGCACTTGGCCCTGGCATTGCTCGACGAAGGAACGATAGGACCTGTAATCAGCAAGCAGGACCCGAGCGGCAATGAATACACGGTCATCGCCAAACTGGCCGACCTTGTAGCCTGATCCACGAATCACCCCCAGCCCTGGCTTTTGTCGGGGCTTTTTATTTCCTGTGATTTGCAATTGCGCTATTTATTTGATGGCGGTATGATTCGCTCACACCCACTAAAAAGGAATCACGCAATGACCCATATCAGCGAGCAGAAATTTCAAGAAGACGCCGCATCCCGTGACAAGTTCGTCGTTCGATTCGACAGCGAAACCACTCGCCAAAGCGTTGCCGACGCCGCCAAGGCAAAGCACATGTCGATGAACGCCTTTCTCCTCCAGGCCATCGACGAAAAGCTGGCGCGCGGGGTTCGCCTCGACCGCCTGCTGGACGTTGTTGAATTCAAACTCTGACCAAGGAATAAAGCCGTGAGCAAAACAGACGTCATCCAACACGCACAGCCACAGGCCTTGTCCGCATCGCAGGCCCAGTCATTCATGAGCATTGTCGAGCGCGTAGCACTAATGCCTGACATCAACATGGACGCCCTGGAACGCATGCTGGACATGCAAGAGCGGATCATGAAGCGCGATGCAGAGTCGGCCTTCAACGCGGCCATGGCGGAAATGCAGTGCGAGATCCCGACCATCGCAGAGCGCGCCAAAGGGCACGGGACAATCAAGTACGCCACGCTTGAAGACATCAGCGACATTGTGAAGCCGATCATGAAGACCCATGGCTTCGCGATTTCGTTCAAGGTTGAGCACGCACAAGCTGGCCTGAGCGTTACCGGGATCCTCATGCACCGAGCCGGGCACCGAGAAAGCACCACCATGTTGCTCCCTCTGGATACATCCGGCAGCAAGAACGCCGTTCAGTCAGTTGGGTCTACCACCAGCTACGGAAAGCGCTACGTGATGTGCGCCCTGCTCAACATCACCACGCGCGGCGAAGATGACGACGCCTACTCTGCAGTTCCGTCGAGCCAGGAGCCTGTCATCACAGACATCCAGGTTCGCCAGCTCCAAGCCCTGCTGATCAAGTGCAGCGCCAAGGCGCAAGCAGCGTTCGAAAAACTTTACCCGGACGTCTCGTCAATCCCTCGCAAGGCCTTCGATACGGTGCTCAACCAGCTCACCACGTCGGCCAAGAACAACGAGAAGGCACAGGAAAAAGCAGAATGAGCTGCCCTATCTACCTGAATTGCGAGCAGGGAACGGATGAGTGGTTCTCGGCGCGCAGCGGCATTTTGACGGCCTCGGTCATGGGCTGCCTGCTTGTCAACGGCAAGGACAAATCCGGCCTGGGCGACGGCGCTTTCACGCTCATGAACCAGTTGATCGGCGAGCGGTTCACCGGGGAGCCGGCTGACAAGTTCGAGGGCAACCGCCATACCGAGCGCGGGCACGAACTGGAGCCTGTCGCCCGGGCTTTCGTGAGCGAACGCCTTGGGATCGAGATCCTGAGTTGCGGGATCATCCTAAACCATGGGTGCGGATACAGCCCTGACGGCCTGGTGGGCGAAGACGGCCTGGTGGAAATCAAGACCAAGCTGCCGAAACATCAGATCACAGTGATCCTCGGCGGCGTGGTGCCGCCTGAACACGTCGTACAGTGCCAGACCGGGATCTGGCTCAGCGAGCGCGATCACCTGGACTTCGCATCCTTCTTCCCTGGAATGCCGCTGTTCCACACTCGTATCTATCGCGACGAAGCCATGATCAAGAAGCTCGCCGAGCGCACAAAGGTCTTCTACGAAATCATGGAAGAGCGCACACAGAAAATCATCGACCTGACGAGCTGACCCATGGACCTGGCTCTTGTACGCACAGCAAACGGATTGATCGGCGCCACGGAGGCGGATCGTGAGTTGATCCAGAAGATCAAGTTCGGCTCCACAATCCACGGTGATTTCAAGAAGATGCGGAACGCGAGGCTCCACGGGAAATTCTTCGCCATGCTCGACTTGGCGTGGTCTTACTGGGAGCCAACCGGCGGTCTTGTGCCTCGCCAGGAGCTGCGCGGCATCGAAGGGCTGGCCAAGTACTTCGAAGAGCTGAATGGTCGGCCAGGGCAGCTCACGGACGCAGTGCAGGCCTACATCCGAAAGCTTGAGGCCGATCGAGCAGTTAGATTTCCTGCCGTGGACAAAAGCCGGGAAGCATTCCGCGAGTTCATCACGATCGATGCCGGACATTACGATTTGGTCAGAACGCCAGACGGCGTGAAGAAGGTGGCCAAGTCCATATCCTGGGGAAAGATGGACGATCTCGCGTTCTCGGCCCTCTACAAAGACGTGTTTAACGCCTGCTGGCGCCTGGTGCTGTCCTCGCATTTTGGGACAGAGGATGAAGCCCTGGCAGCAGCAGATCAGATGGGGACCTTTGCATAATGAAAACCGCAGAACGGCAACACCTGGGCAAAGTCGCAGCATTAGGTTGTGTTGCATGCTTTATCCAAGGCACACCTGGGACGCCGGCTGAGATCCATCATCCGCGCGCAGGTACCGGCCTGGGAAAGAAGGCCAGCCACTACGATGCGATTCCACTTTGCTCGATGCATCACCGTGGAACCGCTGGCCTGTCTGTGCCTAGCATCCACGGATCGAAGAACCGCTTCATCGAAGAATTCGGCACGGAAGCGGAACTGCTTGAACTGACAAAGACCCTTATTTAAAACCCTGGTCCGCGAAGGACTTTTGAAACTCTGACTGGAGATTGACCGATGGAAATTGATCTGAGCAAAAGGCCGGAAGGTGCTACGCATTGCAATATCGCGCCATACGATAGCGACAGAACTTATGACTGGATGAAGGCCGACGGAGCAAATTGGTATTCATTCGATGGTCGCCTATGGATCATGCAATGGAAACCGTTCCCAGATAAGAGAGACACCCTGATAAAGCTTCCTCCGGCTAAGACAGGGGATGGCGCCGAACAAATCCAAGAAGGCATCGACGACGCGGACGCAGGCCGGCTCAAGCCGCTTTCGGAGGTGAAGGCGAAGTATGTTTGGAATGGCGAAGGGCTGCCCCCTGAAGGCCCATTGGAATACAAGTCCAACGACGGATGGCGTTTGGGTGAGTGCGTGGCTATCCGGGATGGCTACGCCGTGATCTGGGTAAATTGCGGAAATCTGTTTGCTGTAAGTGAGCATGCCAAGGGAGCACTTCGCCCAATTAGCACGCCAGAGCAGATCGCGGCGAAAGAGCGGGAGAAGGCAATTCAGTATATGCGCGACGAAATTAGCTGGGCGACGCCCAAGCTTGGACCATGCCCAATCGCCATGCTCTACGACGCCGGCTACCGCAAGCAGGTGGAGGAATGAAACGGGTTGCGGCGTTGGTCACCATTTCAATTGCCTTGAGTGGATGCCTGAAAGAGCCGGAGACATCGATAAAGGCTGGCTCTGATTTTCTGGTTGAGCGACTTTTCACAGTGGACGGCTGTACCTTCTACCGATTCAAAGACGGATCTTATCGGTATTTTACGAACTGTTCTGGATCGACAAGCTGGGAAGAGTCTGGAGGGAAGAGCAACCTTTCGAAACTTACTGGCGTGCAGGGTGGAAAGCCATGAAAGGAAAACTCCAAGCCGGCGCGCCGGAGCTGCATTACCAATGCGACGTATGCAAGAGCCCACGGAGCCATGGAAACCATCGGCGATGCAGCAGGATCAGGCAGAGGCAACACGCCGACCGGGTGCGCGATGATGAGTACGACAAGTCGCTGATGTTCGATAAGAAGGAATGAAGAAAGGGACCGCAATGGTCCCTTTTTGTTACAGCAGGATTTCTTGCGCGGCGCGGAAGGAATACGTCGGGGATCCGCTCACGTTGACGGTGCGCAGTCGAGCGTAATAGCCGGCGGGGATCATGCCGGACAACTGAACGGTTTGCGGTTGAACGCCTTGGATGGCAACTGCAAGGGTGTAGGTCTGTCCGGTGCCGGCGATACCAACGGTCTGCACGTTCGCGGTGAACCCTGAGTCGCTGGCGATCTCCAGAATGATGTCGCAGGCCTGCCCGCCAGCGATGTTCGCGGTGATGGTGCATTGCACGCTGTAGATGCCAAGTGCGTCACGGCTTGAGCTGACTTGGAAGCCGGTGTTCAGGGTGCGAGTGGCAGACGCCTGGGAGCGAGGCGTACCGGAGAACACGCGGCCTTGGGAGTCTGTGGTGACGGTCGAATAAGTGCTTGGCGATCCCACGTTGGGCAGACTGATCGTGCCGCTGGTGGTGATCGTGCCGCCGCTGAGGCCGGTGCCCGCCGTGACGCTGGTAACGGTGCCAGTCCCTGCCGCGTAGTTCGGAACGTTGAGCACGCCCGTCGAATTGTTGTAGGTGGCTGCTCCGCTGGTGCCGGTGGTGGTCAGCGATATGGCCGTGCGTGCGCCGGAAGCGCTGACGAATGCGGAAGGGTTGGCCGAGCTGTAGGGCGTGAAGCCGAGAGCGCCCGTGACCTGGCTGCTGGTGATGGCGGTAAGGAAGCCTGATGGGTTGCCCGACAACGGATACGCATCGGTGATACCAAATCCCGAAAGGGTGGTGGGCTTGTTCAGGATTTGGCTAAGTCCCGCCGAGGCCGACCAGTCGCTGTTTACCTGGGGCGCCGGGATGACTGGCTCGTCGATGAGATCGGAATATGACCCTGATGTCGCGACAGCAGCCAGTGCAGGCTTGTTGAGGATCTCTGCCATACCTGACACGGCATTCCAATCTGCGTTGACCTGGCCAGCTCCAGAGGGCTTGTTGATCAGGTCGTTATAATCCCCTGTGAGTGCGACCGTCGCGAAGATCGGTCGATTGGTCACGTTCGACCAGTCCGAGGCCGAAGCCACAGTTTTGGTGTTGTCGTCGATCATGAACGAGTTATTCAGCGTGTACAGGACGGGGAGCCCGGTTTGTCGCTGAGTGATCAGGACGCCGGTAGAGCCGATGCCAGGGCTGGCCACCTGACGGAGGATGGTCGCGGTGTCCGCGATGTTGCGCTGATTGAGAAGAAGGTCGAAAGGCGTAGCAAAGGACAGCGACGGCAATAGAGCCAGCGCGACAAGTAAGCGTCTCATGGGGAATCTCCGACTGATGGGGAAGGGCGCATTGGAGCGCCAGGGCATCGGAGAGCGAGTTTCTAAAATGGCCGGCGCGCCATATCGGTTTGATGATAGGCGCGCCGGCTCTATGGGGCTAAGCGATCAATGTCGCCGAATGTTTCCTACTCTGGCCGCTTCGGTCGCATGGACTCGTCGAGGTAGCCGTCAACTCCAGCAACCCAGTGGCGCACGCTTTTGCGATAAGCCCGCCATTGTTCGAGCGTGCCTGGCGCGCGATCCTCATCGCCATCCTCGAAGCGATGGATCTGGCTTGTGCTTTCCTCCAATTCCGCGCGGCGCCACGCCTGTTCCGCCGCATTCTTCTCTTCGAAGATGTACCGCGATGACCAGACATCCCAGGCCTCAAGAACCTCTTCCCACGTCGGCTTCGGTCGTGGGTCATTCCAGGTCAGCAGGTCGAAGCTTTCCCGGGTGTTGGCGGTGGTGCTGCCGCCATATTCCGCCGCAGGAACGGCCTCACCAATCGCCACTGCAAGATCAAGATCCATAGTCAAACTCTCCGGAATGTGATGCGAGAATAGATTTCAGACGTTCCGAGGCTGGCCGCCAAGCCAAGCCCATCGGTCAGTCGCGTAACCGCCGAGCGGATTTGCAGCTCAAGCACAGAGGTCGCGGCGAGCGTGAACTTCCTGTTCATGACCAAAATAGGCGTAGCCAGTGTGCCAGTGCCGAGCCCTACCGCGTTGACGCCCTCAAAAACGGTTGTGCCGGCAGTGATGTTTTGCAGTCGAATGCGTGCATCCCCTGCGAAGAACAGGGCCGTGGAGATATCCGCGATATAGGTCCCAGCCGGAAGCGTGACCTGGTTGGCCGACAGAGAGGCGCCCGGGATTTCGTTGATCTCGATCGTATTCAGGTCTCGGGTTCGGAATGCCCCCAAGGTGATGCCGCCGCCTGCCGTGCCGTTTGGCTTCGAATCGATCACCGAGAGGTATCCGGAGTTCAGGCCGAAGAACGCCTGACCACCTTGGCCTTGGATCTTGCTCGGCGGACTCGTCCAAGTACCTGCCGCTGGCTGCGTGGATTGAACCATTCCCATAACGCGGTATGGGACGCCAGCCCGGGCAGACTGGGAGTAGAAGACCTGGGCCGATGTTGACGCCGCAGAAATAGCCTGCGTGCTGATCAGGGTGGTTTCATCGAGGACTGCCCCACCGGCCAAGTTGATCATAGCCAGCTCTACGGTGCCTGCGTTATCAATGGCTATGATCGCGATCTGGCTTTGAACGCCGCTGACGGTACCCAGGGTGGCGCCGATCGGGGCAACCAATGAGACCGAGGCCGTCATGGTCCGGCTGTTGATCGTGGCGTTAGAAAGCGATGGCGACCGGAAGTCAATAACCACCGGGTCCAGTGCAACCGTCAATGCGTTACCAGAAACTGCCGCGCTCACCGGGCGGATCTGCGACAACGGCGTAGCGGGCTTGCGTTGGAGCTCAAGCCAATCATTCGCCGAGTCATAGATAACCGTGATGCGACCAAAGATATCGCCAGCCGAAGGGTCAATGCCGCCACGGTACTTGATGTTCTTTACGCCAAGACCCTGGAAGTTCGCCGTGGATGCTCCCGTGTTGGCATTCGCCGTCACGAACCCGAGGACGATCCCGTTCTGGTAGGAGTTCGGCTGATTGGTGTTCGATTGCGGGATCAGGATGTAGGCGTTCGCCGCAGAGCCGCCGCCAGTGTTGTCCACATAGAAATACGTGCTGTCGGCCACTTGAGCCTCGGACGCCACGGTAAAGCCGCCAGGCGTCACCCCGTCATGCACGACAATGGTGTTCTTATCGGTGTCCACCGTCACTTCGCGCTGAGCGCCCGTGAACAGCAGGGTTTCGGCGGTGGTGCCGCCCCGAAGTTGCATTTGAGTGGACATTACAATACCCCCAGGTCAATAACAGCAGTGCTGTAGTCCGCCAGATCGAAGCGATCGACGGGAATGTTTTCGAAGTTGAAAGGCGCAACCCCAAGAAAGCCGTAATCCATGACTGTCGGATGAGCGTTGTAGTAGTCGATGGCTTGCGTATTGGGGTCAAAGAGGTTCTTGTTGATGAACCGGTTAGGCATCGTGAACGTCAGAGGGATGGCCTGAGTGCGGACGATTGTCGTCGGGCGAACGCCGCCCACCAAGCTTGGCGCGTAATAGACTTGTGCGCCCGAGGCGTCGAGAACCTTAATCGAATACTCGCCGTCAACAATGAGCTGAACAGGAGATCCATTCAGCATTGGCACGCCGCCAGCGCCGGTCCTGATCGGCTGCGCAATGGCGACCGTGGCGCCGGATTCCTGAACCGCTCGAACAACAAGGCGGTTGCTTGCGATCTGTGGGTCAGTATCAGGATCGCCTACGTATATGAACCCATTGAATACGGGGCGCCCCCTTGTCGGGTCCGGATAGTAGGTATACGGTGGCTTTACCTCGTTTGTATCTGCCATGTCTTTCACCTTTTTGGTTTGATTTGCGGTGACATTATGATCGAACTCGCTGTTTCACTTTTCCTTACTGTTGCTGTCCTCCAGATTCTTGAGCGCGTGCTGATTGAGCACCGGCATTCAGTTGCCGAGCAAGCTGCAAAGCAAGCCGCTTCGACGCCTCAGACTTCGGCGAAGATCCAATCCTGATCATTGCATTGCGCACTACCGGGCTTTCATAGGCCCGGGCCAGCGCGCCGACCGAAGCGCCAGCCGCCAGTGTCGCACCGAAGTCACCAATCAACGATCCAGCAGCAGCAGCCCCAATCGGCGCGTAGAGCTGTTGACCGGTGGCCGTCTGAACTCCCGCTTCCCCGGCGCGCTTGGTGGCCGCCAATACCTGCTTGAGCCCTTCCAACTGCTTGCGTTCAGCACCCTTGAACAGGATCCCAGTCTGCGACTCCATGCGGCGCAGTTCTGCGATGAACTTCTCCGGTGATGGGTTATCCAGGCCGCCAGCCTTTGTGAGCGCCCGCTGAATGACCGTCGCCCGGGCAGCCTCGCGACCACTGCTGTCGAGTGAGTCATACAGGCTCTTCACTTCGCTGCGTTTATTGCTGAACAGCAGGTTTTCGGCCACTTCAGGCGTCAAATCACCCTTGTCGAGAACGGACTTGAGCCGGGTCCGGGTCATCTTCTCGGCTTGGCCCCGGTAGATCGAGTCCGCCGACTTAAGCCTGGCCAGGTCACGCGGGCTCAGCGCGGCGGTGGCCGCCTCTTCCATGTCTCCGCTCAGTGCCGAGTAAACCCGGTTCATCAGCGACTTGGCGCGGGTCGGTAACTGGCTCCGGCCCTGGTTGTCGTAGGAATTGACCACCTCGCGCAACGCGGTGCGGTTCTCCTTGAGCGTGCTGTATGTCTGATCGGCGGCGCCGAGCGTGTCCTTGAACTGCTGGAGTTCCTGCACGGCCTCCTTGCTAGATACCACGCCGGGCTTGGACAGCTCAGCAATCGCATCATCGATCGCCTGGACGGTCTTCGGATATGGCGCCGGTCCCAGGCTGTCAACCATCGGCAGAAGTTCCTCATACCGCTTTCCAGCGGCCTGCATGACCTTAGACTTCTGCGCCTTCAACCCAGCGATGACCTGATCAGGCTTTGGCGCCGGGTATTGTTCGCCCAGTTCTTGGATGGCGCGCTGCCGGGCTTCCTGCTGAGTGGCGCGCAGACCACCGGTCCCGGCCAGCGGGATTCGCTCGCCGAGTGTCTGCGCCGACTTACCGACGAATGTGGACGGCGGCGCGATGTCGCTGGTCATGAGCGGGATGTTGGCCGACTTCGCAGCCTGCACGATCTCTGATTGAGCCGCTGGCGCTCCACGCATCACCTGAACGCCGCGCTTGGCCGCATCCATCACTGCGCCACCGGCACCCATGGCCAGCGGCAGCGCTGCACCAGTCGCACCAGCAAGCGCGACCTCGTTCGGGTCAAAGTCGCCGCCTGCCGCCGCCTGCCCACCCTCTATCAGGGCCTGGGTCGCCGCCGATGTTCCGCCGAGAACCGCTGCCTGCTTGAGCGCGCCACCGCCAATTGCCGATGCCGCGCCACCGGTGGGAGCGAACGCCGCGCCGATTCCGACAGTTTGCAGTGCGTCCATGCCGCTGGTGCCTGGCTTGTTGATCATTGCTCTGGCGCCGGTGGCGTTGTTTGCCGCGATCAGATTTCCCTTTTCGTCTTGCTGGATGCCGATTTCTGGAGAAAGCGCTTTCAGCGTCTGCGCGATCTCTTGCGGGTCGGTCATCGTGACCAGTGCGGCAGTAACAGCCGCGGCTTTGCCAGCAGGAATATCCAGGCTGGCCAGCAGCCCGGAGTTCTGCAGCTCTGGCAACTCCTGCGTCGCCCGTGTCTGACGATCGTTGCCGGTGATCATGTTGCCGATGCTGTCGAGCATCCCTGGTTCTTCTGATTCGGCCTCTGCCGCTGGCGCAGGAGCATTCGCAGGAGACTCAGTGTTGACCGTGTCCGCCGACGCCTCCGGCATCATGGCTTGTCCATCCGACGCTGGAGCGCCATCCGGAGCCGGCGCTTGTCGCTGGGCATAAAGCTTCTTGGCCTGGGCGATGACCTGATCCTGGCTTGCACCAGCAGGGCCGCGCAGGGTTATGACCTGGCCGTCGGGCGCTTTCACTTTGTATTCTTGAGTGGCCATTATTCGACGATCTCCCAGCCATCAGACGATTTAGCCGCTGGTGCAGGCGTGGCTTTGGCGCCCCCTTTGGACCTATCCTTCCACGCCTGGAGCATGCCGCGTTCGCTGCCGGTGTCGGATATATAATCGGCCTTGAACCCATGATATTTGGCTGCTGCTTCCTGAACATTCGCCTGCGCCCGAAGATACCTTGCCCACTGGGCTGGACTGGCATTGTCGGAAGGCATCGGGCCGAACGCTATTTTTACGTCGGCATCCGATGCTGCGCCCGGGGGAAGGTTGCCAGAAGCTTGAGCCGCCCTTACAGCGGCCACGGATTTACGCAGGTCACTTACTGCGTCCTGGCTTCCCGTGATCTCTTTAAGGGCCTCTGCAGCGTTTCCAACAACGCCGCCGCTGGCGCTGGATTTCTCCATCTGGTCGGCCAAGTTTCTGAACTTGTTCACGTCATTTTCTGCCGACACTGCCTGGTCAATCGTTTTCGCCAGCCTCAATTGAACGCCTGGGGCCAGCTCTCGACCTTCCTTGCTCACAAATCCAGCGGCCTGGCCAAAAGCCTTCGCCGCATCTGGATCGGTTTCAGAAAGCTTCCTGTATTCCTCGAAGTCTTTCTGGTGGGCGGTACGCTTGTCGCCGGCACTCCCGCCTGCTGTTGCGGCTGCCCGGGCGTAGGCACGCTGGTTGCGGCCAGCCTCGGCACGGTCGAAGCGAGCGTCTTCGCGCTCCATCTTCATCTGTTCCAGGGCCATGCGCTGCTCGGCTTTGTGTTTTTCAGCCGCAGCCTTGTAGCCGTTCGGATCGCCCGCGGCCCAATCCATTTCGATCCCGTTGAGCGCGACGTTCGGGTTCTGCAAATAGGCCTGGTACGCCCGGGCGGTGTGCGTCGGATCGCGGCCTTCATCTTGTAGCGTCTGGATGCGGTTCTTGAAGATCTCCTCGCGCTGCTCAGGGGATGACAGAAGAACGTCCCGGGCAAAGCCTGCCGCCTCCTTCACCTTGCGCTCATCGTCGAGGCCAACGACCTGATAGAGGTTCTTGCTGATCTCGGGATACTGCAGCGAAACGCTCGCCATCTTCTCCGGGTCGCGGCTCTGGTACGCCTCCTGGGCGGCAGCGCTCGCGGCTGCCTGCCGTGCTTTCTGTTCCTGCTCGGCGTCGAGCTGGCGTTTGCGCTCGGCCTCTGCCATGCGGCCCTGGCGGATGTTCGCCATCGTGGCGCTCAGGCCAGATAGTCCAGCGGAGAAGTCGTTGCCCGCGTCTACAGCAAATGGGTTCGTTGCCATGGTGTTATGTCCAGAGTCCAGTCCAGCGACCAACGTCGCGCGCGGCCAATCCGCCTGTCAATTCGCTTTGAAGGATGCCCTTCGGCGTGGTCATCATTGCACGGTTACCGTGCTGCCACTGGTAGCTCTCGTTGCCCAGCGCTGCGCCGACGATCGCGCCTACCGGGCCGCCTGCCGAGAAGCCAGACGCAGCACCAGTGCCAGCCGCCGCCGCCGAGCCCATCATGGTTCCCTCGTCGCGCCCTTCCTGGCCCTGTGGCGTCTGCATGCCCTGATACACGCCGAACGCGTCCTTCGCCATGCCGGCATAGCCAAGGCCTTGACCGAACCCGCCTGCGCCAGCAGAGCCAGCAGAACCCGCCTGCGTGCCTCCGGCCACCGCGCCCGATCCAGCACTGCCAGCAGCGGATCCACCGGCATATGTGGCATTCCCGGCTTCGCCAGCAACCAGAGAGTTGCCCAGGCCGTAACCGGTACCGCCCGCCGATGCCGCGCTGCCCGTTGCAGATGCCCCGTTGATGCTCTTGTACAGAACGCCAAGCCCCTTCATCGCCTTGGCCAGTTGCATTGCATTGGGGTTGGCAGCAGAACCTCCAGCGTTCGGCACCTGGCGGCTTTGGAAGGGCTGATACTGATCGCGCTGGCGCTGGGCGTTCTGCGCAGTGAGCGGCGTGTATTCAAAGGCCATGGGCTTCCACTCCGATCATGTCGTAGTTGACCACCTTGTAACCACGGCGCTCTGTGACGGCCTCTGGATGCGTCTTCTCGACTTCCTGGGCAATCACGCCAGCAGAGCGCCCAACGAGCCCCAGCGCAGCGGCAGCGGCGTTCCACACCCATTTGTAGACATTGTGCCCGTTGCATTGGCCGAGGAGCACGACTTCATCCTTCAGGCGCTCGTCAGAGAACGTTTCATAGCCCTGCATCGCCAGCGCGCCGGCCCCCATGGCGTTGTTGAAGTTGTTCTGGCTCTGCTGGGCGCCGAAGTTGGCCTGGGCGGTCATGCCCTGGGCGTAGGTCTGGCCGATGCCAGCCATAGAGCCGGCGATGTTGTTGGCGTTCGACGGGAGCTGCGCCATTCCCTGAAGGCCCGACAACTGGTTGGCGTAGGAGGCCATCAAGGCATTCTGATTGACGGAAGCAAGCGCCTCGTTCGTGTTGCCAGAGCGCAAACCGCCAGTGGCCGAGGCATTGCGTAGAACACCCTCTTCGCCGCGCTGAACCATTGTCTGGTAGAAGGGACTGTCTTCGGCCCGCTGGACAATGCTCTTGCCGTCGGACACGAACTTTCCATTGGCGCCAAGGGTCAGGCCGTATTCCGAGCCAAGACCGGTCAATGCGCCTTCGCGCAGAGCCTGTGGAAGTCGCTCGGTTGACTTCAGATAATCAAGGGCTTCGCGCTGGGCCTGGGCCTGCACTTCTGCCGCGTCTTCTGCACCGCTATCGCTTGATCCGCCACTCATGTTCTGTACCTCGCATAGATTTTTAGACCGCAGGTGTCGATCACATGGACGAACCCGCATTTCTGGACAAGCCGAACCACACTTTCCCGCTTGATGCAGCCCATGATCATTGTGCACCAGGGCAACAGCTCGAAGGCCAGCGCGCAGAACTCATTTACGGCCTCTTTCATGCGCTTGACCGAGTCCAGCGCCGAGAAATGGCAGAAAATCGCATCCCCTTCACGCGTCAAGGACGCATAAATGCGCCCTTTGGTCCATCGCCACACCTGATACTTGGGCTCCCAGTAGAGGGCGCCCATGTCCTCGCAGAGGAAAGCCGGCCTGAAGGTCATACGACCGGAACCCAGCCGGTTCGAGAGCCGACCTTCGAGTTGATGTAAAGCTTCTCGTCGTCGGTCGCCCAGTATTGTCGCGTCCGGTTGGAGGCCACCACGCCTTCAGGGCTGCCCAGGCCGGTGATCATGTAGTCAGCGCCCCGGGACACGTAGTCGCTGACCATCGCGTCTGGCCAGCCGGTCATGTTCATGACTTCCGAGGCCGAGAGCCCCAGTGAGAGATCGTTATTAGCCAACTTCGAGATACCCCCGTCCGAATGCCATCTTGGCGCGTGATGCGCCGCGCAGCTTGAAGCCGATCCAGTTCCGCACATAGCCCATGCGGTTCACGATGTACCGCTGATTGTAGTTGCCAGGCGAGCCATAGGCCGCCGTGGTCTCTTTCCCATAGGTCACGCCGTCGTAGGTCACGGAAACGAACAGCGTGGCGTCATCGCTCGCAGAGTGGCCCGGCATGATGTCGATGTTCAGGCTATCGACTGACATGCCTTCGAGGTACAGGAACGGGGTGTAAAGCACCCACTCGCCCATTTCCCCGTATTGATCTACGGACACTGGGTCGAGAATACCCAGGCGAAGGTCGATTTTGTCACCGAATACCCACTGGCCAAGGCGAGGATCAAACACGCCGTTGATGCCGCGCCATGGGAGCGAACCAGTGCCGCGCTTGAGGATCGACCAGGCGTTATCGACGCCAGACGCCGTAGCAACCGTCTCGTTGAACAGCAGAGTCTCATTGGGAAGGTGGATGTAGACGAATGACATCCCATCAACCTCGACCGCCTCCATGGACATATCGGCAAGCTGTGGCTCGGTGTACTGGGCCAAGATACGGTCAATGGCCCGAGTGCTGATCTGCTGGCTCGATCCCACGCCGAGCACATGAATCCCAAGGTCTGACTCTTTGCGGCTGCCAACGAAGTACCAGGACTGCTTGAGTTCGCACTTGGCATGCGTGGCCACAATGCCGATCTTCAGCGCCCTGGCCTGGATGCGGCTGAAGGCGAAGTTATCCGAGGCGACGTTGGCGAAAAACTCGGTGGTGTATCGCCCGAACACGATCACCTTGTCATCAGCGGTCTTGCCCACGCCCAGCGTCGGGTCGGGGGAGAATTCCGCCGTGGCGAAGGCCAGCGGGTCGAACGCCTCTTCATTGGCAAGCGTTGTGTGATAGAGGTACTGGCCGTCGGTCAGGAAGTAATAGCCGTCGATCCAGGTCCCATCGATTGGCGTCTTGATGTCCGGGTCCAGCACCTGTCGGAAGCCATTCACTGGGTCGTAAAGCCAGAACGCCCCGCCGCCGATCACCGCCTGGGTGTTGAACGAGTAGGGCATTGAGACCTGTTCGGCGCCGGGGATGTTGCCAAAGCGCTGATTGGTGCCGTCGGCGTTCACGATCATGAACTGGGTGTAGGAGACTCGGAAGTGCTCTTGCAGGCGCTCATTCCACACTCCGCCACGGTCAGGGCCGGAACCTGTGCCGTACTCAGTCAGGCCCGAGTGCTGCAGCATGAAGCCCGCGGCCCCCATAACCGGCTTGGGCACGGCATACATGTTCTCTGGCAGCACGTCCAGATAGTCGGTCTGGTCGCTGATCTTGTCGCCCTTGATGAGCGTGATCGGAATCTTTTGGCTTGGCATGGATTACACCACCGAGGACAGTTGGGACACCACCACGGCGGCAGACGGAGAAGTCGCCCAGCCAGCAGTCGATGGCGTTACCGAGTAGAGTCCACCAGCACCAGCAATACCGCTGGCGTCCTGGACAATGAAGGCTGACACGACATCATTTGCAATGAGATCAAAGGACACAGGGAATCTTAGCGGTATTACGGCGTTGGCATTATCGATCCTGGCCAATGCAGTGTTCCCGATTTGAACCCCGTTTTTCACAAGCCGAAGGAACAGGTTAACCACTCCGGCGCCACCTGTTCGGCCAGCTTGGGCCGTGAAGACGAAGTTAAACCTCCCTGGCACCTTGCAGGTGAAGTCTCCTGCAGCGCTCAGATCAAGCTTTGGCGTAACTTGCAATGAACCGAAGCTGACTTTCAGAGGCGTACCAAGAGCACCAGGAATCTGGTTGGCCATGGATGCCGAAATGACTATATCCGTGGTGGTGATCACCGTCGGCGAGGAAAAAAGCACGGTCAAGGTTCCAGCAGATGCATCCATCTGGCCAACGATGTACCCGTCACTGCAATAACACTCAATGTTTCCGCCGTTCCAGCCGTCCCCGTTGGTGGCCTGACCATCCTCTACGGCAAATCTGCATTTGTCGAAATACCCGGCGGACTTCACCTGTGCGATGGTGTCATTCGTCCGGTAGACGTAGTTGTTAAAGATCCCCTGGGTTTGAACGGATGCCCGGGCGATCTTTTCTTGAGTGAATGCCATGTCATACCCCTTGGGTTCCGACGGTCACGGATTGCGCGACCTCGAAGTTAATGATGCGGATATCGATGCGGCCTTCGGTGGTGGTCATGGTGATCTTGACCTGTTGCCAGGCGCCGGCAGACAACTCGACCGGCGCATTGAGCCGGTAATGAGCAACGCCGTCGAGGAATGAGCTGGAAATTATCACCAGGCCGCTGTCGCAAACCACCTCGATCGTCTGGATGTATTCGTCCGTGTTCAGGTACGCGGCAAAGGACTCTTCATAGTCGTTCGTCTCGCCCTGCATGATGTACAGCGTGGCCGGCACGTTCGGCGGAAGGCCGGGCATGTCGGAATAGAAGCGCTGCCAGCGGGCGTAGATGCGGTTTCCGCTGCCCACCGGTTGCCTGGATGGGTAGGCGACCTGGCGGATACGGTTGCGGGCGCACACGTTGGAGGCCTGGGACAAGGATTGCGCGGCCTGAGCAAACAGAACTGGCGACGCCTCCTTGTTGAAGTCAGGCACCAGACGCGTAGCCAGGTTCGTGGCGATCATGTTCCAGAATTCTTGTGGGACGTTCAAATCACTGTTCGGGTCAGGAACTTCCTCGAAGTTGTAGCCTACCTCGATGCCTCGAGATGCGAGCTCAGACATCATATTTTCGAGCTCGCCAAGGGCCAGCTCAAGGTCAGACGGGTTCGGCAGAACGGTCAGACCCGAGATCCGCAGCTTGGAGTAAGCCGCGCTGATTCTATCGACCTTGAGCTGGCTCATTTACGCCTCCAGGGCTTTTTTCAGGGTGGTGATGCGCTTGGTGTCCCAGCCTTCGATGCCGGCTTCGCGGGCCTGGATGCGCACAGGGTCGAGGTTGCCGTCGGCGGTTTCTTCCTGCTCGACGTCGCCTTCCAGGCGCTTCACATCGGCGCGAAGCTGGGATTCGACGGTCTCGCTGTCGTCATCCTCTTCGGCGATCTCTTCTTCAACAGCCACTGGTTCTGGCGGCTCATAACCCGGGGGATTCTGGAGCCAGCCGCTCTTGATCATAGAGTCGAGGTGCTCGATCTCGCAGGTGGTGGATTCGCACTCGACGCCATGCGCAATGGTGCCTTTGCCTTCGCGGTACAGGATGCAAGCCATGTGTTCATTCCTCAGATAAAAGAAAGGGGCCTTTCGGCCCCTCAATGCTACGCCGCCTTCTTAGAAGGAGGTAGCAACGCCGCAGCGAGATGGATCGGCGACGGTGACGCCGTACCAGGTGAACAACCGGAAGCGAAACTGCAGGTTGATCATGTTGGCGTCGTAGATCATGTACATCTTCAGGCCGTTTTTCATGGTCGAGTTGATGACCTTCAGGCCATCGAACGACTTGAACAACTCGGCAGGGATGGTACCGCCCAGGACTTCGACGGCATCCTTGTCATAGAAGAGGTTTGTCTTCTTCGACGCATCGATATTCACGCGGTTCACGGTTGCGGTGTTCAGGATGCGCGTATCGACGTTGGCGTACGATTTCTCCAGCGCGCTCAGCGCTGGGTCATTGACTGCGATCGGCTTCGGCGAGATCTGCAACGACGTGCCGGTCGGCTTGCCGGTGATGGTGAAGGTCATCGCCTGGCCAGTGTTCGACTTGTCAGCCAAGCCCAGGGCCTTGATGGTCACGCCGCCGTTGGCAATCGTCACCTTGTCGCCGATGTTGTACGCCGCCGAAGCCGTAACCGCGATGGTTGCATAGCGATAATCGACGTTGGTCACGGTGTTGTTGACGGCGTTCACGGTGCCGGCCGTAGGCGCAAACGACTGATCGGCGGTCACAGTGGTGGCCGGGTCAGCGCCGCCGACCAGGTTTGGCAGGAACGAGCCGGTGTACACGTCGAATTCGGCGACGTTCTGGCCGATCTGTCCGTTGGCCCATGTGCTTTCAGGACGACCTTGCAGGGTCTGGCGAGCAGCCAAGTCCTTGGCGTATTTCAGGTTGTCGCGGTCGTTGAGGATGAAGATGCGCTCGGACTTGGCGCCCTGGCGTTCGTTCATCAGCGCCTGGCCTTCAGCGATGAAGTCGTACCCGCTGGTGGCGTTGGAGCGGATATACATCGCGCCTTGGGTGCCGATTGCGGTGGCGATATCCTTGTTCAGCTGGGTTGCTTGCTGACGACCAGCAGCTTCGCCGGCGCGCTCCCAGAAACGGGTGTCGCGCATATCGTCAGCACGCAGGCTGACCAGGTCGTTGTTCGGGGTGCCGAGGAAGGCCGCGTAAGTCTCCTCGATGATGCCTTGCTCCTGACCGGTCAGGTCAAAGCCGGACAGTACAGGGCGATGCTGTTGCACAGGGCGCCAGATGGTGTTGCCGGAGTTTTGCATGGTCGCCGCATCGGGCTCCATGAAGGTGGTGGTCGGCAGAAGCATGTCTTGAGGCTCGTAGGTCTCCAGAGCCTTGTCGAACATAACCTCGGCGATCTTGCCAGCGGTCAAAGTTGCCATCGTTTAATTCCTTACCAAGAGTTGACGTTGATTTTTGCTTGTTTCGCTTCGCGCCGGAGGTTGAACGCGGCCTGCGTGTCGCCACGCTTGTGGGCTTCGAGGTACTTCCGATGCAGGGCCTTACCTGCGTCAGTCGTACTCGCGTCACCCTTGACCGTGGTTGCCGGCGCAGGCGTGTTACTGGTTCTTCGTGCTGGTGCAGTCAGCTCGGCAGACAGGCGCCCAAGGTAGATGGAGGCCTGAATGCCGCTCGGGTCTTCGGCAAGCTTGGCGGTCAGCTCGGCAAGGCGCTTCGGGCTCACCCCGAGGTGGTAGAACACCTTTTCCGAACCATCCCCCAGGCTTGCGATCAGCGCGTTCGTGACAACCTCGCCGCCGCCGCCAGGGAATACACCCTCAACGGCGCTTCGAACGCGCAGATCAGCGGACTGGTACAGCTCGGGACTGATCCCGCTTGCTGCTGCCAGGCGCGCGGCCCGCTCATAGTGCTGAT